TTTTTCTAGCTCTTCCGACTCGCTACCAAACAAACCCATTGCGCCTTGTAAAGCTGCAAATCCACCTGCCATACCTTGTATAGTTCTACTAAAAGGTGCAAACTTCTTTTCAGGGTCGGCATTTTCAATAGCATCATTTACGCCTCTTATTTTTTCTTGTAATAGACCTGCTCTTTGCGCTGCTTTATTAAAGGCTTCACTACCTTGTTCAAGTGTTCCTAAGCTATTTCTTAATTCTTTTAATTCTGCTTTTAAACTTTTTACAGAACCTACTGAATTACCTACTTTTACTTCGGTATCAAATATTATTTTTTCGTTTGCCATTATTGTATGATTCTATGTAGTCTGTATTCTAATTCTATTAATGCTTTGCCATTTCCACTAGTACTTAAATTGCCTGCAGAATGTATTTGGATTGCTAAGTTTTTAAATGGTAAATCGTTTATATTTATACCTCTTTGTTTTGTTGCAGTTGTAACTCTTGTTATTCCATTGTCAAACTCTATCAAGTGAGTGCCATCGCCAGTATATTGCAAGTGTAGTTTATGATTATTGTATGCCACTGGTGTAACTGCTTCAAAAAATATAGTAATGTAAGCATCATAAACTTCAGTCCAATAGCCATCAACCGCTGCCAATAATTCAATAGGTGTGGTATGTAAATTTTGCAGTTCTGATACTGTTAAAACTCTACTAACTAGTAACGGTTGGTCAATATTATTTACTACTGTTTCGCCATCTCTTACACTTTGATAATTATTAGTATTTAAATAAGTTCCACCATTATTATTTAGTTGGTTATTGCCACCACCTAAAACACTTATGTATTCACCATTTATAAGATTATTTTTTGAATTAACTAAGTTAGCTTCACCCCTCACCATGTTATCTTGACCGCTTATATTTATATCAGCATCTTTTGTAAAGTCATTACCATTGGCTTTTACATCTTGAAAAAATACAGTATCACCACCACCTCCACCATTAATAATTATAGGAGCATCATTAAAAGGAGGTGCAACCGCTAGTTTTAATAATGTTAATTTTGCAGGTTCTTCGCTATTGCTATCAAAATCAAGTTCATAAAGTCGGTAGTATTGTTTATCAATAAAATAGTAGTTTCTAAATGATAGTTTGTTTATTTCATTCTCGGTTAAGTGGACATATAAAGTAACTGTTTTACTATCTTTATTGGTAATTTCTAAAAGTCCTTTTCTATGGTATAAGTTATAAAGATTATTCGTAGTATAATTTACTTTTGTATTAGTGGTATAAGCTATTTCTTTTGGTTGATAATAATTAACATCATAAGTCGGGTTATTGAAATTATCTAGGTGGCCAACATAAGGGTAACTGTTAAAAAAATGAAAAGTTCCATCAGGGTCAAGTAAGCTAAAAAAGTTAGTTCCAAAATTAGCACTTAAACCACCTGCATACAATAGCCTTAACTTACTTGTTCCGTCTGTTCTTGTTCCGCTTGTGTCCTTAAAAACTATTTTCGAAAATACCATTCCAACATTTTTACTATCTAGTAATGGAGTTGGTGCGAATACTACTTTGGTCGTGAATGTTTCATCGACAAAGTCATTCACTATACCTATTTTAGCACTTCCATAAGGCTGTGAATATTTTAAAAGGTAATCACTATTAGCAGCATCTTTATCGGCTGACATTTCGTAGTTATATTCTTTGTATTTTAATTCAGCTAATGGCTTAATTTCGATAGGTTGCGACATATCAACCTTGTCAGTTAAATCAACTAACGTGTTTAAATAAAAGTTATCTCTAGGTTCTATTATTAATCTTTTAGGGTCAAGGTCGCTAGGTTCAATGTAAAGATTAAACAAGTTAATTATTGAAAGTAAAAAGTCAGTTTGTTTAATGTCGCTAGGTAGGCAGCTTGCAAGTTCCATTACCCCACCAACCTGAATTTCAGCATTAATAACAGCATTAAAATATGAGCCTGCTTTTAAAACTACATCTACTGTTGTAACTATATTTTTTAATTGAACCTCAATTATATCTCCAAATTCTAAATAATGTGTAAAAGAAAAGTTTTCTCTAAATATATCTGTTGGGGTTACTGAAACTATATTTTGTGTTGTTGCGAATATTAAACTACCATTTTTTAAAACTTCATAATTAAAAAGACCGCCACCGCCACCTGCTATAGTTAATTCCATAACAGCATTCACACCTATTGTATAGTTACCATTTTTTTGTGCAGTAAATTTAAATGTTGTGTTATCGTAACCACTCGGAACAGTATTTTGTACTATATTGTTAAAAGGAAGAACATAGGTAGGATTAGTACTTACTAAAGTTACACTAGCACTATCGGTTAATCTATCTGCTTCAAACGTGTTATCGGTTACTTGTGCTTGACTTAGTAATGGTTTGTTTTGCGTTGCAGGAACAACTAACTTAGTATAGTGGCCACTTGTAAAGAAATTAGAACTATATCTATAACCTGCATCTTTAAAAATTGCATCAATAATTACCTTTAAGAATATTTGAGGTAACCAATTTTCGGTTCTATAACCTCTTTGATTACTACTTAACCCTAAATCAATCAATCCGTAATAATAGCCAATCGCTGCACTAGGTGTCCAACTTGTAACCATATTAGCAAAAGTCCAATCATGGTTAAATGCTGATAAGTCAAGTTCATTTAATTTCTTATCGCCTAAGTCTTGAAATAAGTTAGCAGTTTTGCCAATTATTATTATTTCATATTCTATTTCGTAATCATCTAAAACATTAATATTAGTTAGTTGTAAGTAACCTTGTAACTGTGCTATACCATTCTTGTAAAGGATTGCATCAGCTTTTAAACTTGGATTAAAGTCAGGTGCAAAGTTATAAGTTTCATTGTTCTGAACTGACCTTGCAAGGTTAAAAATGTTACTAAAAATATTATTGTTGTTGCTAGTACCTGGCAAAGTAATTGTTTTACTGAAATCACTTTTCCGCTCTGCAATATTTTGAATGTCAATTATACTTTTAGTTATTGGTATAGAAACATTATCGTATAAGTCCAATTCATACTCAACTATGTTTGCACCTGCTACTTGATTTATTACTAATCGGTTTTGGTTCATTATAATGATTGTCTATAACGTGAGTAGCTGTATTCAATTTCAAATGTTACATTAAACATTTTTCTGTCAGTTAAAAAGGTCTTGATTTCGTATTCAGCATTTAAAATATTAACAGCTATAAAATTAGTTGGGCTGCGTTCAAGATAAATAATTGGTGACGTTGCAAGTTGTTCAAGTAATGCGCTTTGTTCTTCACTAATCCAATCGCTATTAATGGTAATTCTATCATTTATAGTTGTGTTGTAATTTGTTTTTAGCCTATCAGATTTACTATAACCAATTGGTAATGGTGCTTTAAATTGTTTTCTGTCAATTGTCATAGCATTGATTGTGTTTTTGTTGAAATTAAACACATCAAAACCGCCTAATTTATTAAGATAGTGTAGTCTTACATTCTCGTATTGGCTGCAAGTTTCAGTATAAGTAAATAGTTTAGTTGCAATTGCGTTTATATCACTATCATATAAGCTAATAAAAAACTCATTACCTTCAACAAGCGATATTAAGTCAATTAATGGTAAAGCATCTAATGAGAATAAATATTCGTTGCTTGGTAGTGGGTCAACTAATATTAAATCTATTGGGGTAAGGCCACCGCTATTATATCCAATTCCAATATAATTGACCGCCCTTGTTTTATCAAACCAACTTAATATTCTTCTTTGATTTGCATAAATATTCTCTTTCCCTTGATAGTTTAAAAAACCATAAGCTAAAACTTCTTTATTTACAAATGAATTAGGTGTAAATTCTTCAAAATCAAATATAGCATTAGCAGCTAATTTAAAAACTGAACTACTTGGTGTTGGTGGGTCACTTGCTAGTACACCGCTTAAAGTTGGAACACCGCTTGCATTATCGTACAGTTCCCTAAATTGAACAAAATAATTCAATCTTGATTTAGGATTAGCCATTGCAACAAATGAGTTAGGGTCAAAGTCATAGCTAACATAGTTTTTAAGTACGCTGCCAATGTCTAATGTTAATTGGCTACTGCTAGGTTGCGCAGGATACTTTAATCGTGCTAGTGGGTTGCTTGTCCCTCCTGTTTGATTTACATCAACTATAAAATTAAAATTAGGTTGCGAAGTATTGTTTGAACTTACTGTATAAGGAACTTGATTATAAGCAGCCATAAACTGGTTAGGGCTTGAAATTATTGTAATTGCCATTATTGTATGATTGCGAGTTTTATTTTAGTTCCTATTTCTTTACTTAATGCTCGGTTTAAAACCTTTAATCTTTTTTGACCGACTGCAGGTTCTACAAAGTTCATTGGTTTAATACCGCCTATTTTAGTTGCTACTGCCATGCTCATAGCTTCCTTTTCAATTATATCGGCTTGCTTTTTTTTGTTCTTGCGAATTAAAGATTGTTTCTTTAATCCACGACTGCCAGTCCTAGCAATATACTCTTTAAAACTTTTTAGCATGTCAGGCGATACTCCTAAGTTCTTAAAACTATAATCGCTGTTAGGTGCTTTGCTTTTATTAAAAACACCCTTTACGCCTTGATTAACGAAGTCCCAATAATCTTGCATGGTAACTATTTGTATTCCGTTTGCAATTGGTTTAGGTGCTAAATCTGCTGCTAGTGTGCTTGCTTGTCTTGTTCTTGCTTTGCGTGTAATAATACCTCGCATTATCTGAATTGAAGTATTAGCCCAATCTAAATAAATCTTATCAATACCACTAGCTAAATCGGTTTCAAAGTTCTGTAAACTTTCACCGTACTTACTACCTATGTCCTTTGCGCTGCTTGCCATTTTAATTTATCATCTTCGCTTTTATCTTTGTAAAATACTAGCGTGTTTAAAAATTCAATTATATTCATATCCTCATAATAACTCCATTTACTACGGTCGTTATTTGCTAGGTTATTTATTGCTACAATCCACCCCCACTTGCTTTCAAAAGTTTGTCCACTATTGGTTGGACTTTCTCCCTCGCTTTCACCGCCTCCGATTCCAAAAAGATTAGGATATTGTCGGCTAATTCCTTGTAGTACTTGCAAAAAAAAAGCATGATAGGGTATGCAGTATCAATCTTTAAATGGTTATAAAATAAATCGGCAACCTCTTTATGGTTTACACCATCGTACTTTTTAACCTTACCATACCAATTACTTTCAATACATATCGCTGCTAAAATATTATGTATGTTACTTATTATATTAGCTTCATCTTTGCAAAAAGAAGTAGCATCAATGTATTGTGCTGCGGTTAGTTTTTGAGTTTGCCACACACATTTAAACCGCCTGCCTTTTACTTTGAACTTCATTTTAACTTTAGCATCTTTGTTTAGTAGTTCAATTTTATTAAACTCTTTTAATGCTTCGGTTAGTTTTTCAATAGGCATTGATTCAATTTCATCAAATGTTTTACCACTCAATTCAGCTAATAATTTTATTTGCCTATTTAATGGGTCGGTTTCTAAATCCGAAATGGTTTTACATTTTAAAAATTGCCCTATTGTAATTTGTTTGAATATCATTCTATTTTAAATATAAAAATTGTACTTTTTTGCTAAATGCTTATTGTAGCATATTTGCCACTAGGTCGGTTATTTAATTTATTTAAGGCAAAATATCTCATCGCATCAATTGCGTGGTTACTGTGGTCAATCGGATTGCCAGTCAGTTTACCATCTCTATCAGTAGCCCAAACGTACGAGCGTAACTCTTTGATTAAATTGATTGAACTTTGTGTTACAAAGAAAGGTTCACGTTTTAAAATATCAATACCTATTTTAATACTATCAGCCCCCTTTTTAGCAGGTGTAATTAAAAACCCTTGTCTTCTTAACTCTTCGATTGATTTAGGTTCAGCACTATCGGCTACTATTTCTAAAGGTCTGTTTATGTTTTCGGACTTCATAAAGTTACCGATGTCTAAATTAGTCATGTTAGTTCGGTATAACACCTCATCAAAATAAAGTTGATTGTTAGTTTTATAAACTGCTATTAATGTAGTTGGGTCATTCGTAAATCCAAAATCCATTCCAAAACCTAATAACTTTGCATCGGTTGGAACGCTCGGCACTTGCTGCCAATTATCAAAAACTACACCTTGCAAGCTACCTATTTGACCTAATCCGTAAACTTTCCACCAATTAGCCCAATAGCTACTAGTCATTGCTTTTACTTCTGCTTGCTCAATGTCATGTATAATCGTGTCGGGTAGTGCTTCATTATCTTTGTAAGTTAAGATTATATGTTCACTATCATTGTCTTTTAAAACTTCGGTATGCGCCCAAAATTCAGCAGTTGGATTAAAGTCTAACCATATCTCTCCACTCGTTCTAATTGCTAATTGATGATAGGCTTCAAAACTAATATTGTTAGCTTCGTTTATGTAAAGTATGTTTCTTCTTGCACCTCGTAGTTTGCTTTCTTGTTCAGCACTAAAAAACTCAATATATGAACCATTGGCAAACTTATAAGTTAATAATGTCCTATTCCAATTACTATCAACATACCTGCCAGTCCAATCCATTACTTTTAAAAAGTCTTTAATTGCGCCACGCCTTAAATGTGGTATTGTTTCGCTCACTACACTTATTTCAAGTCGTGGTGTTTTAGATGCTCGGTCAATTAAAATCGGAAGTATTCCAAATGTTTTACCCGCACTTGTTCCGCCTTGAATAACTTTTTTTCGTTTTTCAAGTTTTAAAAGTTTGTTTATTGATGTGGTTCTTTTAAACATAAATGCGATTTGCTCACCGTATAGACAATCGGTTTTATTGACTTTGTTTATTTTATTTCACTATAAATCACCTTTGCAATTCCAATAGTTAAACCACTCCAAATTAAAACACAAATAACTTTTGCGAATATTATAGAATGTATAGTAGCATATAATAATAAAGCAATAAAACTTATTATTAAAATTGTCAAGAAAATTGTTTTTATTAATCTCATAATTCGTCAGGGAATAGTGGCTGCTCCTTTACAGTCATTTCGCTTTTA